ATATGTTGAAGGGGTTTAGTTGGAAGTGTAATCTCTTGGCAATTATGAACTAGAATATCATTTGCGAAGAAATTATGAGTTCCTTCTACAGTAATATCATATACTGGGATTTCTTCTTCGAGATATTCAATCTTTAGCATTTTTTTCTCCTGTTTTGTTCTAAAAGTTGCTTAGCAAGTTTTCTCTGTGTTTCATCTCTATAATAAGGATTATACACTAATCCAGTTTGTTCTTCAATACATTTATAAAAGTTTTGATGCTTTCCCCCAAATCTATTTTTGGAAAAATGTTTTGGAAATTTTATATTTAATTCGTTAAGAGCAAAATCAACTATTCTTTTTCTGCCACCAATAAATCCATACTTTTTAGCAAATTTTATTCCTATTTTTATAAGTTGTTCATCAGTGAGTCCAGAATAATTTGGATTATTATAACCAGTAGTTCTTATAGAAATACCAGTTTTCCATTCTTCCTGAACCTCCTGTGAGCATCTGGGAAGCATCCAACCACCAGTTCCACCTGAAGTAGCATTATATCCCCTTTTAGTATCACTTTCAAAAAGTTTGATAAAGTGCGATTCTTTTTCATTGATAAAATTTTCATCTTCAGTCTGATAGTTTTCAATCACTGATAAGTCCCAACAATCTTCACCATATTTTCTAATCGCAGAATGAAATCTAAATTTAGAACCATTTCTTGCTGATGATAAATGACGATTCCAACGATGCTCTAAAGAGTATTCAGTTTTTCCTATGTAAGATTTTCCGTTTTTCTTATTGGTAATTTTATACACAATATATGATCTCATAATAGGAAGTGTAATCTCATAACTATTTATAAAATATAGACATTACACTTCCTATAATAATCAAATAATATTTAGAATGTCAGTTTCTTTAAGATGTTTTGCTATCACATATCCACGATTTTTTGTATAAACTTTATGATCTGGAGTAACAACAACACTCTTACCACTTTCTTCATCAGTAATTTTCATTACTTTTGCTTTTGGTGATGTTTGAGCAAATGCAGTTATTTGATGATAATCAATTTCTTGATTACCAGTGTCAATATCACGAGAAAGAACTTCTATGCAATCCAAAGGCAAACCTTCTTCAATAAATTCTTGAAGTTGTTGAATTTCAATTTCAAGGGGAGGAAGACGATATGTGCTTGTTGTATTGCCAACAACTTCTTTAGTAGTAGTAATTCTTACTTTAATCTTTGTATTACCAGCAACACATAAGTTGCTCATCTCAACCTTATCCATAAAGGACGAGTGAGAGTTACAATGATCGATATTCATGATATAAATTCGACCTGTTTCTGCTCTTTCTTTCAGAAGGTCCAGAATGAGTTCTTGAGCTCCGATAGTCTTTCTCGGAATAGAGTCATCTCGTTCAAAACCCACATACAACTCATCAAATCGATCAGTACCAAAAGCATCATACAAACCAGGAACGTCGTGTGGAGAGAAGAGTGAGACTTCTCCATTTTGGATGAAACGTTCATAGAAGAGTTTACTGATTTGAATACTATAATCTAGTTTACGAACTCGGTTGTCCTCTGTACCTTTGTTGTTCTTAAGAACAAGAATGTCCTCTATTTCTTTGTGCCAGATAGGAAAGTGAACTGTAGCAGAACCACCTCTGATGCCGTTCTGTGTACAGCATCGGACAGTTGCTTCAAACTTTTTAAGGAAGGGGACAACGCCTGTATGTTGTACCTCGCCACCTCGTATTTTGCTGTTGATACCACGGATTCTGCCAGCGTTAATGCCGATACCAGCCCTCTGTGCGACGTATCTGCCAATAGCCATATCACTGCTAAAGATACTATCGAGGGAGTCATCAACATCAACGAGAACACAAGATGCAAATTGACGAAGGGGTGTTCTGACCCCTGCCATGATTGGTGTTGGGATGTTGAGTTTGTGTTTGGAGATTGCGTCATAATACCTCTTAACGTAAGAAAGTCTTGTCTCCTTAGGATACTCTTGGAAAATAGTCAGAGCAATCATGATGTACATGAACTGAGGAGTTTCGTAAACCTCCCCAGTGCTCCTATCCTGCACTAAGTATTTATCGGATACCTGCCGTAATCCCGCATATGTAAACAAGTAGTCACGATCATGATCAATAAAAGTTTCTACCTTTTGAATTTCTTCCAAAGAATACTTGGAAAATATTTCCTTATCATAAATGTGATCATAACAAAGTTTTTGAATATGATCAACAAGTGAAGGATGATCTCTCATAACACCATAAAGTTGTTTTCTTAGAGAAAACAAGAGAAGTCGAGCAGCAACATATTGATAATTTGGATGTTCCAGATCAATCAGATCACTCGCACTCTTAATCAGGATCTCCTGAATTTCTTTCGTGGTAATTCCATCATAAAACTGAATACCAGAAGTCATCTCCACTTGACTTGCAGAGACCCCTGCAAGACCCCTACAAGCCTCTGCAACCATCAGGTGCATCTTATCCAGGTCAAGAGACTCAATATTACCATTTCTCTTAACAACTTTTGTACCGTTAGTCATACCTTTTTCCAAATAGTAAATTTTAGTTTTGCTTCCAATCCTTTGTAAGTATTCAATTTTACCAAATTTTGAACATTATGTCCACCCAAGATCATATCATTAATGTCTTTTTGATTTATGTTTGATGGCCAGATGACGACACTTTCTCCCCGTTCAATACACTGTTCAATTCGATTAACAATTTCTTTATTACGGGGTTCGTTATCATATACAAAAACTTTGTCGCTTCCTTCAAGATCACTAACTTGACCGTCACTACCACACAAAGCCACACTATTAGGGAGGAAAGTGCTGTCAAAGGGGCCTTCAACGATATAGACGGGAAGTTCTTTATCAACTCGATCAATCCCATAGATTTTTGGTTCATCTTCATCCAACATGATGGTTAAGTATTTAACAGGGTTAGAAGATAGTGCTCTTCCCTGAACTCCGATAAGTTTCCTATTTCTAATAAGTGGAATTACAATTCTTTCTTCACCATACTTGGTAGAATCAAATGTTCCTGGTTTAATAGAATTAACAAACTCTTTAAAATTTTTTACATAATAAAATTCACCATCAAAAATTGCTCTTGATTCCAAATACCTTTTAGATACATCTACATCAAAAGCTTTTGGTAGTTCAATTTTCACTTTTGTTGTGAAAGTTGGTTTTGAGGTTTTAACTTGTTCAAAAATACTTTCTGGTGTTTCAGTCACAAAGTTTTTTCCGGTATGTCCTTCTTTAAACTTCTCAAAAATATATTGTTTATGAATTTCAGTATCTAGATCTTTAAGAAAGGAATTGAAAGAAATACTGATACCACAATTGTGGCACTTATAATTACTATTATTCTTTACCCTATAAAGAAAACCTCTTGATTTATTTTTATTCTTTTTAGAATCTCCACAAATAGGGCATCGAAAATTATAAAGATATGGTTTAATCTTTTTGAATTTTGAAAGTCTTGAGGAAATCAAATTGATGTACTTTACATCAATATAATCCATATTAACTAAGACGACTACCAGTTAGTATAGGAGTTAGATTGTAAGATGTCAAGATTTTTTTTAAATTATTATTATTTTGATAAAATGGACTGTTTAGTAAAAATGATAAAGCAGTGGCACAACCTATCATTATCCAAACCTTTTTCTCTAATCTCTGTATTCTTGCAAGCACACAGTTATGATTGATGTCCATTTTATCACGGAGTTTGTCAACCTTTGAAAATAATACAACGTCAACTTCTTCCTGTTTTGATATTCTTTCTTCATGAATGGCAAGCATTCTACTCACACTAGTATTTACCTCACTCAACTTCTCAATAGCAGTATCAATCCTAATAATGATAGGTTTTAAATCTTCTATTTTTTGTTCTAATACGGCTATCTTAACTTGATTTTCCATTGTGAGGCTTGAAGTAAGGATTAAAATTTAATGCTGTCTTCATTGCCTTCTTCTGAGATCTCTTTTCTCTTCTTTTTAGAAGGTCATTTATGTATTTTTTAACATACTTATTTCTACCATCAATTTTCATAACTGGATCATAACCAGCAGTAGGACCAGCAGCATTAGAAGAACCACTAAATCCACCAGATCCTCCAGGAGGATTTGCTACCATTCCTTCCTCAGAGACACTAAATTCACTATACATTGCGGAACGAAACGCATCTATAATTCTATCAATCTTAGTTTTCTCCATCGGTAATCCTCTGCAATTCTCTTAAACAAACTTGATCATCTTCGATTTCGTGAATATAACATCTTGGAAATTCAGGTAGTCTATTGAGAAAAACAATGAATGTTTTTACCGTAGACCAAAGAGATCTATCAATCTTAAAAAATAACATAGGAGTGGCAGCGTCATCAAAAATATTATAAAGAATGATAAAATGATTTATCAATAAGTGAATTTTTAATTCACCACCACTCTTATATCTCTTAAGAAGTCTTTTGATATATCTGAAATGATTTAGATCTTTTTCAAAATCCTCTCTCGTCACCGATTGAGGATTTTCATAGTTTTTAATAGCGAATAATAGAAAATTATCCTCGTTCAACTCAGTAAAAATCATTTATCAGGAAAGATCTGGATCACCGTTATAAAGAGGAGTATTACCAGTAGTAATACCAGACATAGCCACTAGAATCTCTTTCTTAACTCTTAAAGAACCAGAATTGTCAATGTAAGTAGTAACTCCAACCCAACCTACACCAGTTTCATATGCCGTTCCAGATGCTGAATCAGCTCCACCTTCAGCTACACCAAAAACATATCTATCATATCCATCAACATTTCTCTTGAATGTAAGAACATCATTAGTCGATATTCCAGCAGAAATAGTTGAAGCTAAAGAAATAGTCGTTGAACCAACAGTTGAAATTTCAATGATGTTTCCATCATTAACTAAAAAGTCACCAGAGATTACAAAAGAATCTACAACTGTAGAAATAATATCTGATCCAATTCCAGAGTTTGTTGTCGCCGTTCCAGTTTGAGTAAGAGTAGTTGAACTTGCTGCGGAAGTTAATGTCTGACTAAATGAACTATCAAGAATGGTATACTTAGGAAGTTGAGATACTGTGAAGTCGGTAGATGCAATAGATGCTCCACTCAGACCAGCAGTAGATCCAATGGTTAACTGGGTGGTACTTGCAATACCAACAATAACAGCATCACCAAAATAAGTTCCACCAGAACCACGAATACCAAATCTCATTACGTCGCCGGTTGCTGCAGCACCAACTTGACCGAAAGTTGTTCCACTTCCTGTTACAACGCCTGTAGAATAGTTAAGAGATACTGTTCCTGTAGACCCTACAGCGTCATTATTACCCCAGAGTGCCATGTCTTTGCCTTAGATAAATTTCTATGATACTAATATTTATAAAAATAGGAGGACTTAATAAAGACCTCCTATTGAAAAATCAACCCTCTTCTCTAGCCCTGATAGCCTTAGATACAGCTTCAAGTAGTTGATCATCCATGTCAGTCTTGGTCAATTTAACAGCTTTACCAAGAATGACGAGACAGATTTCAATCAATTTTTCACCAAGTTCCTCGTTTTCAGGAATTTTAGAAACTGTAGAATCTACAATTTTGTAAGCAAATGGAAGTAAGAATGATAACATGATTAGTTCCCAATAAAGGTATCTAATC